TGTTATTGTAGTAAGTCAATATCGTGAGAAGATTGGTGTAATGTTTGGTGATCCTAGAACAACTCAAGGTGGTCATGCATTAAAGTTCTATAGTGATGTGCGCGTAGAAGTTAGTAAGACTCTTGCTAAGGAAGGTACAGAAGCTTATGGTAATCTAACTAAGATCAAGACTATCAAGAACAAGATGGCTCCTCCTTTCAAGGGCGTAGAGTTTGAGATATTGTTTGGCGTAGGTATTGATCGTATGCTAGAGATCATGGACATGGCTAGTGATCTTGGAATACTACGTAAGTATGGTAAGACTATCACTTACAATGAGATCAAGTATGAGCTTGATGAGTTTAGAACTTTATTAGAAGACAATGAAGAATTCTTTGACAAACTACGTCAGGATATTGTTAGTAAAATTAATAACGTAAACGAAATAAACGAAACAGAAGATGAAGATACACTTCAAGAAGTTGAATCCAGAGGCACAGAAGCCTAAGTTTGGCAAACCAGGAGATGCAGGTGCAGATCTTGTAGCTACAGTTGCTTGGGCAACAGAGTCTCAAATAGTATATGGTACAGGACTTGCTGTAGAGATACCAGAAGGAATGGTGGGACTTGTGTTCCCACGTTCCTCTGTACGTAACTACGCACTAAGTATGGCTAACTCTGTAGGTGTAATAGATAGTGGATATAGAGGTGAGATAATGGTAACATTTAATATTAAAACTAGCCACAATACTAGAGAACTGTATAAAATAGGTGATCGTATTGCTCAGCTAGTAATCATACCAGTACCATTAGCAAAATATGTAGAAGTAGAAGAATTATCAGAAACACAAAGAGGAACAGATGGACATGGCTCGACAGGAAATTGAGCATAGGCTACAAGGTAATACATTACAAGATCCATATGGAGCACGTAAAGTAGCAAAGCAAATAACAGAAAGAGAAATGGTCAATCATCCTGATCACTACCAAGGTAGTGGTGGTATGGAAGTTATAGATATCATTGAGAACTATGACTTGGGATTCTCTCTAGGTAATGCTATTAAGTATATACTTAGATCTAATAAAAAAAGTAATGCTAAACAGGATCTTGAGAAAGCTATTTGGTATATACGTAGAGAGATGAACAATCTAGTAGAAGAAGATTGTGAAGACTTGTAGTGTAGAAGGCTGTGAGAAAAATGTATGGAGTAAGGGTTTATGTTTGAGTCACATCAAGCGTAAACCCATCACTCCTAAACGAGGTGGACTGATAGCAGCTAAGCGTGATATGTTTGTGCAGAAGACTAAGATAGAAACAATGAGAAACTTGTTCTTAGAAATCTGGAAAGAACGCAAACATTACTCAGAAGTGAGTGGAGATTATCTAGGAGGAGAAGCATTATCAACATTCTTTCATCACATCCTTCCTAAGAGTAAATATCCTGAACTACAATATGATAAATCTAATATTATTTTATTAACTTTACCAGAACATGAATCTGTAGAGAATGATATATACAGATTTGAGGAAGTTAACAGAAGACGTATTGAACTTTTAAACAAAATAAACCAATGACAAATCAATTTTTCTACACTCGTAAAGAGGGTGACAAAGAGTTTACAGACTCTTTCAATGTAAACAAAGTAATTCGCAGCATTGCATTTGATGATGAGATAGTAATCTTACTAGATGACATTCATGAGCGTGTTGAAGAAGTTCCTACACTTAATCCTAAGACTGGTAAGGTGATTGGTGTACAACGCAAGCGTGACATCTTCCAGTCAGACATTCACTTAAAGGGTGATGATATTGCAAGATTTAAAAAACTAACAAACATTGAATTCTAATGGCAAATTTCAAACAACTACGTGGTAACAGATTGTTACTAGATCTTCCTAAGAAGGAAGAAGGTAAACTTATTGTTGATGACAACACTAAGGAAGCTCTTGAAAGAGAGATGATTCAGAAGTATCAGAGGCTTACAGTGTATGCTGTAGGTGATGTTATTACAGACGTAAAGCCAGGAGATGATGTACTAGTAGATCCAGCAGCATTATCTAAAGCTTCTGTTATTCCTATGGGAGAAGACCACAAATTATTAGTTTCATCATTTGATATAATCCTAGTTTGGTAAATGGAATATATTACATGCCATATAGGAGGTAGACTTGGTAACAACTTATTCATGATTGCCCACGCTTATGCTAGGGCTCTTGATGAAAATAAAAAATTTGTTGTTAAACGAGACTACCTCACATATGGTGATGATGATTATCCTAGTAATATCTTTAGAAAAATAGATTTAATAGACGAGATTGATAAGTCTCAAGTTGCACATGTAGGATATTTTCAAAGTGAAAGTTATTTTGAAAAATACACTGAGAATATCAAATCATTATTTAGTCCTACATATGAATTTAAAAAAAGTATAATCAACAAGTTTCCTTTTGATAAACAAATCACTGTAGTTAATATACGTAGGGGAGACTATTTACACTCTCCTAATTACCATCCAGTTGTCACTCCTGAATACGTATATAAAGCTGTTGAAAAGATTCCTAATACAGAATTCTATCTTATTGCTAGTGATGATCTTGATTGGTGCAAAGAAAATATCAATTTACCAAATACGATATATCTAGAAGGATATAAAAGTTACGAGCAATTGTGGATTCTTTCTATGTGTAAGAACTTTATTATATCCAACTCATCATTTTCTTGGTGGGCTGCCTATCTTTCTGATTATAAAGATAAGATTGTAGTGGCACCAGAAACTTGGTTTGGTCCAGAGTACCCACATCAATGGGACTCTATGTATTGTAAAGATTGGATTGTATTACCAACATATTTTGAACAAGGCTTAATAAAACCAAAATGATATCTGTATTAACCATAACATATAAAAGACATCACCTTCTAGAAGAAGCTATTGAATCTTTTTTAAGACAACAAACTGCAATAGACTCTGAAATGGTTGTTATAAATGATAATCCAGAAGTAGATTATATTTATGAACACGAAAGAGTAAAAATTTTTAATTGCAAGGAAAGATTCCCATCTATAGCATCTAAACTTGAATGGGGGTATAAGCAATGTAAGTATGATTATATATATCGTTTAGATGATGATGATTTATTAGCTCCATGGGCTCTTGAAAATGCAAAAGAAGATATCTTAGCTAATCCAGGACATGAAATATATAGAAGTGAAGGAATGTATTTCTTTGTAAATAATGAATTTCAAAAAAAAGATAGCAATATCAATAATGGTAATGTATATACTAAAGCTTATTTAGATAGAATTGAGTTTCCTGACAAAAGTGGAGATGAAGATATGTATATTACATTTAGAAACAATGCTAAAATATATGAATCTAAACTAAAGCATACAATCCCCTATAGATGGGGAATGGGAACATTACATATATCAGGTATGGGAATACAACCCAATGAGGTTATATTAGAACAAGCAGATAAAGTATTAGATGCAACCAAAGGAAATATAATTCTTAATCCTCATTTTGATAATGATTACTATAAACAACTACCTAATGATTGATAAATTAACAGAAATTGCCAATAAGATTGGTACAGATAAAGGAACTGCAGCATTTTGTGGTCACTCTTATACAATTACATATAATGAATTGTTTGAACCATTACTAACAGGGCACGTAAAAATGTTAGAGATAGGTGTAGCAGATCCACGTTTTCCAGGAGCATCTTTAAAGATGTGGAAAGAATATTTCCCAGACTTAGATTTTGTTGGATATGATATCAATCCAACTGCTAAGCAATTTGAAGAAGGAAATATGAAAGTATTTATTGGAGATCAAAACAATCCAAATGACTTATCTAAGTGTATAGATATTTATGGAGCAGACTTTGATATTATAATGGATGATGGGTCTCATTATTCAGAACATATTCTAACAAGTTTTAAACATTTATTTCCTCATTTAAAAAGTGGAGGATATTATATAATCGAAGACTTACATAGTGTATACTCTGATGCAAAATTTACTATTCCTGAAGTTTCAAATATTATAGAACGAGAACAGTTTAATATAGAACATCTATCTAATAGACATGATGGAAAGATGATTGTAATAAAGAAAGCATAAAAGAAAAAGGGAGCCAAATGGTTCCCTTTTTACTTAACCCAAAATCACAAATTTAATCGAAACGAACAAAAATCTATTTAGAAAGTCTTTTTTGTTTCAAAGGCCACATCTTACTCTTAAGACGTGATGGTGTATCAGCCTCTCTCATATAATTACCATCAACTGGTTTAGGAGGTGCCACCTTAGGAGCCTTTGCAGGTTTGTGCATCTTAAGCACAGGTTTTGTTTTCTTACTTGCAGCCATATTTACATTTTTTCATAGCACCACCTTTTTTCATCATAGGAGAT